GCAGATCGGCGTCGAGGCCGGATCCTGCACCATCATTGCCCGCCGTCCAGACCCGGTGCCCGTGAAGGCTGCAGTCGGTGGCGGTCAGGGTCATGACATTTGCGCTGTTGATCATCGTCAGTAGCGCATTCGCGCCACGGTAATAATAGATGAAATCGTTCGGCGCGAAGTTGATCATCGGCTCGCCGCCAAAAAAATCCATGTAAAATGAACCGTCACGGCCAATCGCGCCACTGAAGGTGTCGCCCGCCCGGTTGGCGGGCGTGTAGCCCAGCCGAGCGGGGATATTGGCGTAATAGCTGCCTTGCTGACCGTCGAGCAGATCCGCGTCAAGGCCGGAGCCTGAGCCGTCATTCGACGCGCGCCAGACATCGGCGAATTGTGCCGCGACCCATGCGGAGAAGGCAAACCACAGGGATTTCGGTGTCACCGCCCGGGCGGCGTCGGTTTTGGCGGCGGTTTCGGCGTCGGTGGCCAGTTCGACCAGACCCTGAACCTCGGTTGTGGCGGCGGGCAGGAGGAAGTTGGTATCGCCAAACACCAGCTCTGCCGCGTCGATATCAGCGAATTTGAGATCGAGCGTCAGGGCAAGGTTTGACTGAGACGCCTTTTCGACGAGGGGCGCGGCCTGACCGGCTACGGCAAACAACACGCCGGTCGCGGTATAAAGGCCGATCCCGCGCAGGTCATAGGTATCGTTGCTTTCATCCAGAACCCCCAGCGAGATCGTATCGGTGGCCGTCACGGCTCCGGAGACGGTATTGATCCGTTTGAATTCTCCGGCCAGCGCGACCATGGCCGCGTTTGGCACGATGGCGGTTTCGGTGAGTCCCAGTTGCGTGAGCGACACCGGGGCAATCCCGCCGTTCGACGGCAAAAGCGCGCGTCCAGCAGTGGTGATGATCAGAGGGATGGCGGTCATGGCGGCTCAGGGACAGTTGGAGGGAGGGGCGGCGATAAAAATTCAGGCAGAAGGTTAGGCGAAGGGTTTTAGGCGGGGGGTGCGGTAGCACTCAGGCGGACAAGCGTGACGGCGCGCGCCACGGCCCTGAGGCCGATGGCCCCGGCGGTCGAAACCCCGAGCGTGAAGGTGAAGTGCGACCTCAGCGGCTTGGCCTGACGGACCTCTTCGAGGACCTGATCAATGTATTCGGCGCTGGGGGCCCCGCCGGTCACTTCGTTGAGCGTGAGGACCATTTCAAAGGTATGCGGCACACCGCGCGGGGTTTTTTGCCACCACTCGCGAATTGAAATATTGCCGCCGAAAACCGACACGGCGGCGCGCACGGCCCCGATGGTGCCTTTTTTGCGCTGGATTTCGACCGCGCGGCGCACACGTTCGCGACGGACCGATTCCGGCCAGTCGTTCGACCATGTCCGCACCCCAAGCTGCCACGCCAGCCACGGCAACAGATCGAGCGGGCAGGTGTCGGGGTCGAACAGGGGCCGCACCACGCGCGGCACCGGCAGCACCTGAAGCGCGTCTTCGATCGCGCGCTCAAGCGGCGAGGCGTTGGGGGGCAGGATGGTCATGATGGCGCGCGCCTCATTCACCCACCCCTGCCTGAGTGAGGGTGATGGCGGTGCACCACGCGGCCTGAGTGCGGTCGGTCACGATATCGGCGGCGGGGCTGGTGAGTGTTACCTTTTGGACCCCTTCGACGTGCAATGCCGCATAGACACCCGACAGGGTGATATCGAGCCCCAGCCGGTGCATGCGGGCGGTGTAAGATTCGGCGGAGGCCTGCGCATTGGCCATGACCACGGCGGGATCCGGTCCGGACAGGATTTTCAGCGCGGCGGTGATGGCATAGTTGATGATTTCCGCCGGATTGACCGTCACCGCATCGGTCATGGGGCGGCGGTCTTCGGCACTGAGCAGGGTTTCGACGGCATCGAGCACCTCAGCGGCGGGGGTGCCGTCGCCCTGACGCGACAGGATGGTGACGATGACTTCGCCGGGGTCCGTCGATATGGCCGAGGCATGGAGCACATCGGCATGGGCGCGCCGTGCCAGTGACACATAGGCCCCCTCAGGTCCGGCTACCGAAAATTCTTCGGTGCCGTTGGCGATCCGGTCCCGGTATGTGTCGTCATCCTCCATGACCGCCGCCGTGCCGGTGGCTTCATCGGCGGGGGTGATGGTCAGGCGTTCGACACCGACCAGTGCCCCCAGATGATCGAGATCGGCTTCTTCGGCATAGGCCAGCATCCGCGACACCGCGTCATCGTTAAACGTCTGACGGTCGATCAGACGGAACCCGGCACAAAGGCGCAAAACCTTCATCACCGGGTCGGATTCCAGCAACGGATATCCGGGCAGGGCCGTTTCGACCGCCGCGACCATCTCAGTCAGCAGGTCGTCGAAACTCAGCGCCTCGATCACAGTGGGTCGCGGCAGGCGCGACATGTCGATGGTGTTGATGGCCATGGCCGCATTTGCGCCGCCCTCGCGCGCGGGCGCACCTCGCGCCCGTTGTCTGAGGCCTCAGACAAGCGGGGGCGCTGGATTGACGCGGCGGGCGATGTGTCATGGCCACATGACCCTGAGCCAGCATCTTGATTACGTCATCCTGTGGACCCTCAGCTTTTTCGCGGCGCTCACCGTCGTGACGGGCAAGCTGGGGCACCGGTTGTTCGGTATTTCCGAAAACCCGCCCGAAGATCCTGAGGCCGCGCGGCACTGGCGACGCCGCCGCCGGTGGCTTCTGGTTTCGGAATTTTCCGCGCTTCCGGCCTGTGCCTCGATCGCGCTGGTGGCCACCATCTATTACAACCTGCCGCCCGCCGTGTGTGTCGGCCTGTCCATGATGATGGGGGCGCTGGGCTTCGGGTTCCTTCTCAACGGTATTCAGTATCTGGCGCGGCTTAAGCTGGCGCGCCTCGAAAAGGATCTGACATGACCATCACGGGCCTGCTTATCGGCATCATCGTGGTCAGCATCGGTCTGGCCGCCGTCTTTCTGGGGTGCGCCGCCTATCATGGCTGGCGCGAAATCCACCCGTACAAAAAGGAGCGCCGCTCATGAATGTGGGTGAGGTCAAACGCGCCCAGACCGCGCTGATCCGCATGGGGTACGATATCGGGGCGGTGGATGACGATCTGGGGCCCCGGACCCTCAGTGGCATGATGGCGCTGGTGGCCGGTCGACGGATATCCGACGATCTGATTATCCATGGGGGCCACCTGCTCGTGTTCATGGTGCGGTACGGGATCATCGGGCGATATCGCATCGGGCATTTTCTGGCCAATCTCAGCCACGAGTCTGTGGGCTTCACGCGCCGCGTCGAAAACCTGAGTTATTCGGACCCCACGCGGCTCCTCAGCGTTTTCCCGTCGCGCGTCAAATCCCTGACTGACGCAACCGCCCTGTGCCGGGCCGGGGCGGTGGCCATTGGCAATCGCGTTTACGCGGGCAAAAACGGCAACGGGGATGAGGCGTCGGGCGACGGATATCGCTATCGCGGGCGCGGCTGGATCATGAACACCGGGCGGGCCAATTACGCCGCACTGGTTTCACCGACCGGGCTTGATCTTCTGGGGTCGCCTCAGCTTCTTGAACGCAGTGATGTCGCGGCCCATGCCGCCTGCCTGTTTTGGGACGCGCGCAATCTCAACCTCATGGCGGATCGTGACGATGCGCGCGGGGTGCGTCGCGCCATCAATGGGGAGGCCATGCTTGGCCTCAATGACTGCACGAAGGGGGCAGCGAAGATTTCGGCGCTGTTTCACCCATGAGCCTCAAAAGCAACCTGCTGATCGCATCGGGGCTTATTCTTCTTAGCCTGATCGGCGGGGGGCTGACCTATCGTCAGGGTGTGACTGACGGGGTGCGTCAGGAACAGGGACGCGCGGCGCTGGAGGCCCTGACCTCAAATGTCGCGGCGCTGGGGGTTCAGGACGCGGTCAACGGGTCAGCCATGCGTCACGCCGCGCGTCAAACCGCCGCCGATGCGGCCTCACGGGAGATCGACCATGAAATCGCGCAGATCAGCCGCGACCCTGCTTATGACGATATCTGCATTGGCATTGACGGGGTGCGCTGGCTTGAAAAAAGCCGGACCCTTGCCAACGGCGGGGACCTTTCGTCCGCAGGTGTCACCGGAACTGCTCAGTCAGCCGATGGAATATCCGCCGTTTCTGACCCAGCCCGACGGGTCGATGACGGGGGCGCAGTGCCTGATCAACCTTAAAACTGCGCTCGATGTCGGACGGATCAACCGCGCCGATCAGATCGAGCTGCAAAACCAAACCCGCCTCATTGAGGGGAAGGGAGAACAATGAACGCGTATTCGAATTTTCGCGCCAAAGTCAATGGCCTCATAAAAGGTATCTTCACAGGTGAAATTTATGGGGGGAAAAGGGTGTATGCAGAGCAGGTTATTACGCCCCGACCAGAAACCATTTTAACCGGGCAAAAGGTGATCGTAGCCACGGGCACAGCGGTACCGATGGGGAATGGGCTTCTGCTCAACGGTGTGTGTGTGACGGCTTATCCGGATAATACCGATGTCATCACGGTAGGCGGGCCCGACATCACGGCAATCATCGATGGCACAGGCAATGGTTATCGCCTTCAGCCCGGTCAAAGTCAGGTCTTCGCCGTGGATGATCTGAGCCGTCTTTATATCAATGGTACGGCGGGTGACAGCGCCGATTTCGCAGGAAACTGAGATGAGGGGATTCACTCTTCCGTTCGTGGCTACCTCGCGCACCTTGGCCAATCTCGGCGTTTCCATCGCAAAGGGGCATAAGGCGCCGGTTTATTACTTCCCCGGTGGCCAAGAGAAGACGCTCACCGGTGCCGATTTTTCGGTATCTGGGGCGGTCTGGAAATCGACAAACGATCAGGAAGCCATCGTGCGTCTTGGTGGAAAGTTGGACGATACAGTCGCTATCAATCTGGCGATGGACAAAATTAAGGGTGGTTCGCGGGTTATTTTCTATGACAGTATCGCCGGAACGCTCAATCCTAAGGACTGGATACTGGTGGGGGGCAAGGTCGGCGGCGCGTTTACGAACAATTCGGGCCGCAACCCGGACTGCTACTACCTTGTGCAGGTCCGTAAGATTGACCCCGATACCAAGCGCATCTTCCTTTATCATCAGATCACGGACGACATCGAAACCGGCGCGGTGCAGGAAGGGACGGTCTATACGCTTTCGGCCCGTAAGGTCCTTACCCAACAGGTCAATCTCAACGATCTGGTGTTGGATAATGTGACCGTTATCGTCGAATTTGCGCGCTCCGGTCGGGTGGTCACTGAGCAGGTTGAATATGACGGTCCTGGTTTTGGTACGGTCGTGCAATACTGCCATTCGGTCGATGTGGACGTTATCGACGCGGCCCGGTCAACCGACCCCAGTAAGATGGGGCTGACTATGAATCATGTGTACTCCGGCCGTGGTCGCTACATGGCTGACGCGGCGAAGTACAATGAAGCCGCACTGGGCGGGAACCTGCCAAAGGCGGTGCGTATCAACGGCCTGATTGACTATCAGATGGATATCCACACGGTCTCCGTTGGGCTGGCCGCCTGCATCAGCAATGTCAATATTGCGTCGCAAATCCGCTACCATGTGTCCGACGACGGTTGCACCAACACCGACGCTGGCCGCACGGATGGCAACAGAAACGATTCATGCGCCAACTCTGTTTCGCGCCGGGGCGCATCGTTCATCTATGCCGGGTGTCAGATCGACGCTACGGCCATTGAGGTGTTCAATGCAAAGGACACCTATGTTGAGGTCGAGGTGCATAAGGACCGTGAGGGGGCTCAGGCTCCGGACTGCGGCTTGCTTTCGATTAAGGGCCTATCACAGCGTGTACACCTGAAAATCAAAAAGGCCTATTCGCGCAATGATACCGGCAACCAGCTTGTGCGTCTGGAATACTATGACTGGGTCGATGGTGAGACCCAAACCGATATCACTATCGAGGCGGATATCGACACCGACGGCACGGGTATTCAGGCGCGTGCCCCCTATTCGCGACCTGTTTCGAGCATCACTTATGCCGATGGTGACGCGACGATCACGTTCGCGCAGGATATCAAGTTCGTCTCTGGGGCACCGATCACGGTATTCAATGCAGAGCAATCGGCGTTCAATGGCGACTTTCCGGTAAAGGCCTCATCGAACGATGGCCGGACCGTTACCTACACGCCACTCTCTGATCCGGGTGTATCGGTGGCAACCGGTAATTTACGGTGCGCGCTGCGGGTCAATGCGGATCTGAAGATCATCAATGGTCGCATTAAAGCTGCTAATTCGGTGGTTGTTGACGCGGGCATTGAAAATGTCTCAGTCGAGCGCAACCGCATCGAAATGGTGGTAAACCCCTCGATCGCGGTTTCGCACGGCGTGACGCTGAATTCCTCCAAAAATAAGGTGCTGGATAACGTCTTTGTCGGCGGTGACGATGCGGTGAGGCGGGCTGTCACTTCGACCCGTGAAGGAAATATCGTTAGGAATAACTGGTCGGACAGCGGATGCTTCCATTATGGCGGGCCGCTGGCGGGCTTTGTCGCCAAGGATTGGGCGGGCAACATAGTCAATACGCCGTCGGGTGGCGTGACGTTTGGCAATAGCAAGACTATCCGACTGTGCACTCAGTCTGATGGGGCCGTTTATGCCAACCCTTCTGAGGTCGCGGATACGGTTAACGGGGGATGGATTTTGCAAAAGTCAGGCGCTAACACTGACCTTGATTTTGGCAAATTTCAAAATGGCGATCGTATTGTGCAGGGGCCTAGTATTGCTCCCTCTACCAAGGGCGGGTTGGTTCAGCGCAAGTCGTGGATTTATGATCTATCTACGCTCACTTGGCGACGAGAAGCCGTTTTTGCGACTTTTAAAAAGGAGCAGGCTCAGTTCGACATCGCGGCGGGCGCGGCATTTAATATTTACCTGACTGCGGCTGATGGGGTGTCGGGAGTGAAGCGTGGTGATACAGCAATGTGGGGCTACACGACTAGTTTTACGGCTCCGATATCTGTGTCCGTCACGGCAACTAACACGAATGTCCTTATGATTCATGGTTACAATCATACTGGAGTGTCCGTTCATATTAATGACGGTACTTGGTATGTTAAGGCGTTCCCTGCCTAATTAAGCGGATTGGCCTTGATATTTATATGGCGGGAGGGTTGTTGCGATGCAGCAACGCTCCTGTCATATATATAGACGCTCAATTCAGGGGATGATCGATGGATAAAAAAACTCAACCGCTTGTAGGGTTGGATGCATTGCGCTGCCTAGCGGCGCTTGGTGTGATGTTTTATCATTACTTCTATATGATCTCCATCCCTGATCACACGCCCTACCGAGTATCTGGGGGCGGTCTTGGGTTCCCAGAACTGGCAGACTTTGCCAAATACGGGGCTTTGGGGGTTGAGGTTTTTTTCGTGATATCTGGATTTGTGATCTCACTAAGCGCCAGTGCGGCCACTCCGCGAAAATTCGCCCTTGGAAGATTATATAGATTGCTTCCGACAGTATGGATTTGCGCTCCGATCACGTTTGTCGTCGCTCTTATTGTCCATGACGGCGGGATTTCTGACCTTTTGCAAAGATTGGTCCGTAGCCTATTGTTTGTACCATTTGGAGAACAAATAGATGGGGTTTATTGGACACTTGGGATAGAAATTGCTTTCTATGCGCTCGTTTTTTTAGTGCTGGTATTTGGTTTTTGGCGTAAATTTGTTTGGGTTTTATATTGCCTTACGGCCCTGAGTTTCTCTTTCATCCTGTTGAATATGGTGATTGGATATGGCCAATGGCTTGGAGGTCGTGTTGCCGAATTAGCGTTATTGAAGCATGGCTGTCTTTTTGCGGCAGGAGGGCTGATTTATATCGCGGGTACGCGGACAGCTTCGTTGGCCACTTTTGGAATGGCTGCATTGGCCTTGGTTGGTGGTCTTTTGGAGATCGTCAACAGTTATGCATCCTATGGCGTTCATGAGCAATTCTGGGGGTGCGTAGTCTTTTCCATTGCGACTTGCATATTGTTCGCCGCCGTAAGGTTTAAGGAACAGATTGCCCATTTCTTCAAAGGTCAGACTAGCTGGTTGCGTCAGATGGGAATCGCAACATATCCGCTGTATCTGATCCACCAGTTGGTTGGGGCTGCGCTTATAGGTTTCCTTACGCGTCAAGGTCTCAGCAAGTACCCCGCAGTTCTAATAGCTAGTATAGCGATCTTCGCGCTTGTGGCGACAATCATGATTTTAGAACCCCCGTTGAGGCGTTTCATCAAAACGATTGTCGAGCGGATAATTAACACGTCGCCTACACAAACAGAGCGCATTTAATTTAAAAAAGCCCCTCTGGATCCAGAGGGGCTTTTTTAGTGTTCAAAATGCTCCATCACCAGATCGAGCAGATCGTCATATTCGTGATCTGAGAGGCCTAATAGTTCACGGCGGGGATATTCCACCTCCGGCGCGTCCTTTTCGGCGCGGTCTTTCAGGCCTTCCTGGTGGACGCGGGCGATGCGGACAATGCCGCCGATGAATCCTACCCATGCCTCATTGGCATTGGCCCCGGATTTTAAAAATCGACGGGTGCGCAGCTTTTTGAACATGGCCTGCTGTCGCAGAGTACGCCGGCGCTTTTTATCGCGCTGATCACGGATGCGATTAGGTTTTCGCGGGACGAAGGCCGTTCCATCCGGGTTTTTTTGAGCGCCTATGCGCCGGGACTGTGATTTAGCCCAGTCGCGCGCTACCTTTTTCATCAATGCCGTCCGGCCGGAAGGCGACAGGTCGGAAATCAGTCCCGCGATGATGTCGCCATATTCGTCAAGGGCTGCGAGATCGTTCATCCCTCAATCACCGGCGGGGTGATTCGCCCCTGAGGGTCAAAGATTTGGTGCAGGATCGAGGCCGGGTCGGACAGGGGGTAATCAAAGGGCGGGGCTTCGGGGCGGTAATTGACCTTATAGCCGTCTTCGGTGGCTTCAACGGAGATGGATTCCGTCAGGTCGACGCTCAGGGACAGGTCAGAGGTTCCGGCGTCGAGGATATCGACGGAAAAATTGATCACCTTATCCGCCGTCTGAGGGCTGAGGAGCAGGTCGGGCTGATTTTCGCGCAGCCACAGCGTCACGGGCAGGATGATGTGATTGGAGTTGCCCGTGAAACCGATGATGTCGATTTCGACGCGATAGGCGTACTGATACCCCTTGGCCGGTCCTGCGCGCAGGGCAATGCGCCCATCGCGGACGATCACGATCATCTTATCCGGATTGTCCTTCAGGTCGGGGTTCATGGCCTCTATGGCGGCGCGGAGGGAGGCGGGTTTTTTCATGGGGTCAATCCCACAACTGAACGGTTTCGAGGGTGCGCGCGGGCGTATCGACCGGGGCGGGCAGGGTGATGAGCGTCCCTTCGGGCAGCACGGGCCCCAGCGCGGCAATACCGCGATTGAGCGTCAGGACGGTGCCCACCGCCGCCGCATCGGCCCCCAGAACACGCCAGACGAGGGCGTCGATGGTTTCCCCCTGATTGGCGCGCGCGGTGAAGGTGGTCGTGGTCATGGTC